GGCGGCTTTGCGCGCCCGGGTTTTCTAGTCGGGAAATTGAAAAAAAGGGTTCATTTTGGTTCACAGAACCGCCCTGAAGTTCACCAGGAAAAAATGATTTTCTCCTGTTTTTCAGGAAAAATGCGACATGGCCGCTGAAGCGAAGCTGACGGTTGGCAGCAAGGCCCAATATGCCGATCATCGCGGCTGTTCGAAGGCGTATGTTTCCAAGCTGATCCGCTTGGGGAAGCTGGCTGCGCCGGCGCTTATGGCTGATGGGCGCGTGAATTTCATTCTGGCCGATCAGATGATCGGTGCGCCTAGTGCTGCTGATGCCGAATCGCTTTTCGCCGCGGCGGATGGCAGCGCGCCGAATTATTCTGCCGAACGCGCCCGGCGCGAAGCGGCGGAAGCGGCCATGGCTGAGATGCGCCTGCAGGAAAAGCAGCGCGAATTGGTGAAAACTGATGCGGTTTCCCAAGCCGGCACAAGTGTTTTTGGCCGGGCCATGGCTCGGTTTTCCGAAGCATGGCCGGAATTGGCTGTAGCCTTGGCCGCAATGACAGACCCAGCCGCCATTGCGGACCGCCTGGCTGATGAACAGCGCCGGATTATGGCCGGCCTACACAAGGAATTCATGGAGGATGCCGCCCGCCGTTCAGCCGCGTGATGTGGAAGCGCTGCTGCTGGAAGCGGTAGCCGCTGCCTGTCGCGTCGCGCCCCCGCGCAACGTCGCCGAATGGGCCGAAGCGGAGCGCATTGTCGCCGCCGAATCGGGAAGCCCCTGGCCCGGCAAGTGGCGCACGGATCGCGTGCCTTATCTGCGTGAGATTATGGAAGTCATGACGCTGAGCCATCCGGCCAGGCGCGTTACCTTCCTGAAATCAGCGCAGATCGGCGGTTCTGAGGCGGCGTTGAACATGATCGGCCAGGTGATGGCGGAAACGCCCGCGCCGGTGCTGGTGATGCTGCCAAGCATTGACATGATGCGCGGCTATAACCGCCTGAAGCTGGACCCGATGATTACGGCAAGCCCGGCATTATCGGCCCGCGTGGAAGAAGTAACCGCCCGATCTGGTGAAGAAAGTACCGCCACCTTCAAGCGCTTTCCGGGCGGCTATCTGCAATTGCTGACGGCTAATTCGTCAGCCAATTTGCAGATGCGTTCCGCCCGCGTGTTGCTGTGCGAAGAAGTCTCAGACTACCCGCTCGATGCCGATGGCCGTGGCGATCCGGTCAAACAGCTTGAAGCCCGCGCCATTATCTATGCGGGCCGCGAGAAAATCTGCAAAGTCTCGACGCCGGCGGAAGAAGGTTCCTGCCGCGTGACGGCGGCTTATGAGCAAAGCAGCCAGGGCCAGTTTTTCGTGCCCTGCCCGCATTGTGATCATCGGCAAACGCTGGAATGGGAAAACCTGCGCTGGCCAAAGGGGCAGCCGCAGCGCGCATTGTACCATTGCAGCGAATGCGGCACGGGGATTGAACCATCCGCCCGCCCGGCAATGCTGGCGGCAGGCGAATGGGTGCATGCAAAGCCGGAACTGATCACGGAACATGCGGGCTATCAGATCAATGCGCTGTATTCGCCCACGCTTTCCTGGGGCGATCTGGCAGCGGAATTCGAAGAAGTTAAGGATGACCCCGAAGGCCTGAAAACCTTCACCCAGCAAAAGCTTGGCCGTGCCTGGCGCATCGCCGGTGAAGCGCCGGAATGGCAAAGGCTGTATGACCGGCGCGAAACCTGGACGCCCGGCGCCTTGCCGGCAGGCTGCCTGAAACTGACCGCCGGGGTTGATGTGCAGCGCAGCCCGGGCCGCGTGGAAGTGTTTGTCTGGGGCTGGGGCCGCAATCGGCAAAGCTGGCTGGTGGATCATGTGGTGGTGATTGGTAGCCCTTTCGCCTGGCGCACCTGGGAACAGGTGGCGGCGGTGCTGGAGACAATCTACCCGCATGCCAGCGGCGGTGCCTTGCCTATCAGCCTTTCGGCGGTGGATTCCGGTGACGGCACCACAACCGCCGAAGTGTACGCCTTTGTGCGCAAGATGGGGCAGCGCAAAGTGATTGCGGTAAAGGGCCGCGATAATCTGCCGCAGGCCATCGTGCCGGGCGGCAAGGTGGATGTGAAGCGGTCCGGCAAGCGTCTTGGGCATTTGAAGCCTTGGAATGTTGGTTCCAGCTACCTGAAAGGTGAATTCTACGGGCAGTTGCGGCTGGAAAAGCCCACCTCCGAAAGCGGCGCGGCGTATCCGCCAGGTTATGTCTTCCTGCCCGAACATCTGGCGGGCGAAGAAATCTGCCGCCAGTTGGTTTCTGAAGAAATCCGGCGCCATAAAGTGCGCACGGGGGTGTTCCGCCAGGAATGGGTGAAAACCCGGGAACGGAATGAAGCGCTGGATGGCCGGGTTTACGCCCGCGCTGCCGCCGCGCTGCTGGGCATTGACCGCTGGCAGGAAGCGGAATGGGAACGCGCCGCCCGCGAATTGAAACAGTATCAGGCCAGCCGCCGCGCCTTGCAGCCCGCGCTGGATATTGAAGAACAGGCCGATGACCTGGCCGTGCCGGATGCCTTGCCAGAAGATGAGGCGCCGGCAGAAACCGAACCGATGATGAAGATGCCGCCGCCCGCAAAGCCCGGGCGCAGCCGCTTCTGGAAACAGTCCCGCGCAGGCTTCGCCGCGCGCTTCTAAGGAAACCCGTATGGCAACGCTGGATGCTCCGCCGCTCCGCGCGACGGCGGGCGATACATGGTCTTGGCGCTGGGCAAGCGCGGATTACCCGGCAAGCGCGGGTTGGGCCAATGCCTGGCGCCTGGTGGGAACCGGTGTTGCGCTTTCCGTCAGTGCTGTTGCGGAAAATGATGGGTTTGTTGCCACGGCTTCGGCGGTGGATACTGCAGCGCTTACCATCGGGGCGCGCGGCGTTCCGGTGACGTTGATTGGCTGGGTAAGCAAAGCCGGTGAACGCTTCCAGGTCTATTCCGGCGGGTTGTTCATACTGCCCAACCCGGCCACCATCACGGGTGATCTGCGCGGCCATGCCACGCGCACCCTGGCCGCGATTGAAGCCATGCTGGAAGGCAGCGCCAGCAAGGATCAGCGCAGCATCAAGATCGGGGATCGGGAAATCGCCCGCATTCCGATCCCGGAATTGCTGGCGCTCAAAGATTACTACGCCGGTGAAGCGCGGCGCGAAGCGGAAGCGGCCGCGCTGGCTTCTGGCCGCCCGCGCCGGCGCGTGGTGCTGACACGCATGGGAAGGGCCTGATATGGCGCTGCTGGATTTCCTCCGCCGCCGCAAGGCCGCCGCGCCCATCCTGCGCAGCCCCGGCGCGCAGGCCACCTGGTCCGCTATGGGCCCCAAGGTGCGTGCGCAAAGCGGCTGGATGGCCGCGCAGCCTTCGCGCCTACTGGCGGATTTGCCGGGCGGCCATGGTTTTGCGCCAAACCGCGATATCCGTTGGCAGTTGGACACGCTGCGCAACCGGTCCCGCTGGCTGGCGCAGAATGAAGGCTATACGGCGGGCTTCCTGAAAAGCCTGCGCCGCAACGTGGTGGGCCCCAAGGGGTTCACCTTGCAGATGCAGGTGATGAATGATCGCGGCAGCGGCAAGGATGAAAACGCGAATCAGCGTATTGAATCTGGCTTCTGGCAATGGTCGCGGCGTGGGGTTTGTGACGTAACAGGCCGGCATTCCTGGCTGGATATGTGCGGCCTGGTGGTGCTGGGCGTCGCGCGGGATGGTGAAGCCCTGATCCGCCTGCACAAGGGCGGCAATCCATTTGGCTTTCAGCTTGAAATGCTGGACCCATCGCAGCTTGAAACCGATGTGAATGGCCGGCCGGAAGGCACCGCCAGCGGCAATGTGGTGCGCGCTGGTGTGGAACTGACGCCCTTTAACCGCCCCGCCGCGTATTGGATGCGCGCCCATGTGCCGAATGATGACCCAGCCGCGCTGAATGCCCCGCTGCGCAAGCGCGTGCGCATTCCGGCTGAGGAAATGATCCATCTGTTCCTGCCGGAATGGCCGCAACAGATCAGGGGTGTGCCCTGGATCAGCAATGGGATTCGCGCGCTGGCGATGCTGGATGGCTACGGCGAAGCGGAATTGACCGCCGCGCGTGTGGCCGCCGCCAAGATGGGGTTCTATCGGATGGACGCCGATGCGGAACCGGATGGCGAATTGGCCGAAGATGGCGCGCTGGTCCAGGAAGCTTCTGCCGGCACGTTTGAATTGCTGCCCAAGGGTGTGGATTTCCAGCAATTTGATCCGCAGCACCCGACAACCGCTTTCAAGGATTTCGTTTCCGCCATGCTGCGCCCTGTCGCGGCTGGTGCGGGTGTTTCCTATAACGCCTTCGCTAATGACGCGGAGGGCATGAATTATTCCGCGCTGCGCGCCACGGCATTGGAAGATCGCGACGAATTCCGCACCCTGCAGCAATGGATGATTTCGGGGCTATGTGAGCCGGTCTTCACCGCCTGGCTGCGCGAAGCGCTGATCACCGGCGCGCTTGGCCTGCCGGCGGGCAAGATGTGGAAGTTTGACGCGCCCAATTTTGTGCCGCGTGGCTGGCAATGGGTGGACCCGCTGAAGGAAGTGGCGGCGGTGGAAAAAGCTGTGGCCCTTGGCATCAACAGCCGCACCGCCACGGTGGCAGCGCAGGGTGGCGAATTTGCTGAAACCATCGCTGAACTGAAGGCCGAAAAAGCCCTGATGGGTGATCTGATACCGCCCGCCGCCGCGCCTGTCGCGCCGGCGGAACCTGACGCAGACGACGAGGATTGAACCATGCCCTTGCCGAAGAATTTTGATCGCCACGGAAAACGCACGGTGGCGCTGGAACGCGCCAGCCTGAATGAGGAATCGCGCAGCATTGAATTGGCCTTTTCATCTGAAGCGCCGGTGGAACGGTCCTGGGGCATGGAAGTCCTGGGCCACAATGAAGATGAAATGGACCGTGGCTGGATCGGCGGCGGCACTGCGCCGCTGCTGCTGGGTCACGACCCCAATATTGTTGTTGGGGTGGTGGAAAGCGTCACCCTTGGCGATGACCGGAAGGCCCGGGCAATCGTGCGCTTCGGAAGAAGCCCACTCGCCGAGGAAGTGATGCGCGACGTGGCGGATGGCATCCGCAGAAATGTGTCGGTCGGTTATGAATTGCTCGATATTCGCGAAGAACCCGCGAAGAAGGGCGAGCCCCAGACCTATCGCGCGGTGCGCTGGCGTCCGCTGGAAGTGAGCCTGGTTTCCATCCCCGCCGATATGACAGTTGGCGTGGGGCGGGAAGCGCCGGCTTCTGTTTTACCTCAACCGAAAACACAGGAGATCACCGGCATGGAACCGGAAGTGAAGGAAGCGCCCGCCGCGCGGGCGATTGATGATGGTGTGGAAGCGCGCCGCCAAAAGGAAATCATGGACCTGGCCACCCTGGCCAATGTCCGTGACATGGGCGTTGATGCCGTGCTGAACGGCGACACGCTGGACCTTTTCCGCGGCAAGGTGCTGCTGGCCCGCCAGGGTGAAGCCAAGCCGCTTGGCGTGGCGCCTGCCCAGTTGGACATGACGCCGAAGGAAGTGGCGCGCTACAGCGTGTTCCGCGCCATGCGCGCGGCGG